GCCGGATTCTGTACGGTTGGTACCGTGCAGTGACTAAGGAAGGAAGTAGATGGACCAGTCTAAGACGATTCATCGCGATGCGCTTAAAGCGTATCGTACCACTCGCATCAGCCGTCGTTTTAACGATGACACGATCCTCAAGTTTCTCGAAGCTCTAGATTGCCCTAGATCACTGGCAGTTTGGTTACTCTACCATAATGGTGAGCACCAACAACTGGTCGATCTTGACATTGAACCAAAATGGTTTAATGATCCATGGAAATTTAGAGACGCCTATACTGCTACTATGTTACTCGCCAAAGCTGATTTTTTAAAGCTTGAGGTAAGTAAAAAAGATGCGGCATATGCGAAGTTTTGGAAGTTCGAAGAACTTTGCAAAACGACGAACGAGCGTTTTAAGAACCTATCATTGGACCCGAAATATCACGGGCCCAACGCGTGGTTGCTATCTGCAACTATACGAAAAATTGATTCGATTTTATCTCCTCTTTCGTCCGAAGAATTTGCGGATAACGCTGGTTGGGGGCCTGGTGTCTCTACACTGTTAAAAGGTGCAGAGGTCTCGGCTTTTAACAAGTTCCGCGATGAACGCGGGATAACGCGAGATTTATACTCCCTGGTGAGCCCATGGTTTTCTATGGCTTACCCCTCTTGGTCTAACTACGCTACGACGGGTTTCCCGTTAGATAGCTGGTTAAACTTCGAGGTTGGGAACCAACTGGTCACTGTGCCTAAGAACTCGAAGACTGACCGTGTAATTGCGGTAGAACCAGGTTTAAATACTTGGTTCCAGAAGTCCTTAGGGACTTCCATTCGACGACCTCTTCGGCGCGAGGGAATAAACCTTAACTCTCAGGAGAGAAATCAGCAATTAGCCTTTGACGCGTCTATTGACGATTCATTGGCTACTGTCGACTTCTCCTCTGCGAGTGATTCGGTTTCAAGAGAGCTAGTCTACTGTCTTATTTCCGACAGTCGCTGGTTGACACTCTTGGACAAATGTCGTTCCAAGTACGGTGTTATAGACGGTCAAGCTTTTAAATGGGAGAAGTTCTCCGCTATGGGGAACGGCTTCACTTTTGAGCTCGAATCCTTGATCTTCTACGCAGCGGCATTTGCCGTATGTGAGTATCTGAAATTAGATACTAGGAGGATCTCGGTCTTTGGGGATGATGTAATCCTCCCCTCTGACGCCTATTCTCTTTACCTGTCATTTTGC